TCAGGCGCTCGCAGCACGTCGTGCCCGGCGCGCGGCGAGCTCGTCGGCCGGCTTTGTCGCGGCACTGGGCGGCGGGATGGACGGGTCAGAGCCGAGCGCGTCCAGGACGTCCTCGGAGGCGATCACGTCGAGCCGGGCGTAGCGCTGGGTGGTCAGCGGTGACGCGTGCCCGAGCAGCTCACCGACCTCGGCGATCGTGCGGCCGCCCTGCAGTAGCCAGCTCGCGTACGTGTGCCGCAGGTCGTGGATCCGCACGTGCCCGACCCTGGCTCGCCGGACCGCGAACTTGAAGACGTTCTGGAAGTTCCGGTACCCCATGATCTTGCCCCGGTCCCCCGTCAGGAGCAGCGGTCCGGGGCAGTGCCCCTCGGTGTGCGTGTAGCCGCACGTGCCGTCGCCGTCCTCGCCGTCCTCGTCGGCCTGGTCCTCGAGCGTGGACAGGTCGATCCATGCGGGCACGGGCACGGTCCGGATCTGCTTGTCCTTCGGCAGCGGCGACATCCTCCAGGTGGTCGAGTCGAAAGCCTCGACGACGTCGACGAGCCGCCGCTCAGGGTGGATCCGGTCGCGGTGCAGGGCGGCAGCCTCGCCCCACCGCATGCCGGTGCCCACCAGGAGCTTCGCCATGGCGAGGTGCCTGCCGTCGAGCTGGCCGAGGATCTTCGCGACCTGCTCCCGGGTGAGGAACCGCTCCTTGCCCGGCGAGGCTGCCGGCAGCTTGAGCTTGTCGGCGACGTTGTACGGGAGCACCTCGGCGTCGACGGCGGCGCGCAGCGACCGGGAGAGCAGCCCGACGATCTGGATCACCGTGCCCGCGGCCAGGCCGCCCTCGTCGTCCTCGCCGTCGCGCAGCTCGGCCGCCCACTCCTTCACGTCGTGGCGGGTGATGTCGACCAGGGCCACGTCGCCCCAGCGGGGCATCAGATGGTTGTTGCGCCGGCCGACGTCGTTCCGGTCCGTCGACGCGGCGACACCGCGGCTCGGCCACCACTGCGCGCACCACTCGCCCCAGGGGCGACCGGCCGCCTTGGGATCGCGCCACCCGAGGGCGCGAGATGCGACCTCGGCTGCGCCCGCCTCCCGCTCGGCCTCGCGCTTATGGGTCCAGGGACCGCCCGGAACCGGGTGCGACTCGCCGTCGGCCCCGCGGTATCGGGCGGAGTACTTGCCGGACTTCAGCTTCCGTGTCCACGCCATGACGTGCGAGTTCCCTTCTCGTGGGTGATGCCGGGCCTACCTAGCCCGTTTCGCCATGTGAAATCAAAGCAATTCACCCGATTGGATGAATTGGTCGAAGCGTTTCGCGTCATAAAGAGTGACGAGGTGCCTTAGTCAGGCATGAGCGACACGGACAACGCGGTCCCGCAAGATCCACTGCATGTGCCGAAGCCGCTGGTGCGGTCCTGTCTGCTCACTTCGTGTGCTTTCGCGGCCTGGTGCCGCTACTCGGCTGTGTACGTCGCGGCCGAGGGCCGCCGAGGGGCAGGCCGGCGCCCGCGGCTGTGCCCGATTGTCGAGCAGTCGTGGATTGGGGTGCGACAGATGGAACGGGGTCGTCGGGCTCATCTGCCGATGCCGTCGACGCCGTGAGCGAGGCCTCACCGAGGGCGACGAGCCGAGACGCCGTCATGCCAACCTGACGGGCGATGCCGTCGAGCTCGCCGAGTGTCGCGGGTGGCTCCTCGCAGCGGAGGATGATGCCCGCGCGGTTGGCGGACATGCCGGCGAGATCGCCGATGGTGCGCAGGCTCAGCGCGCGCGCACGGACAGCTTCAGCAAGGATGCGCTGGACCTCATGGTCGAGCGGCTGCAGGGGTTTTGAGACACGGGCCATCCGTCCACTGTCCCATATGGGTACACCCTGTGCGCAAGTAACTTGACGTAGTACCGAAATAGGTACATGATCTGGCTCATGGACAACGAACCCATTTCGGTACGGCCTCTCGACCTGGCCGTCGCTGCGGAGGTCCGGGCCGACATGGCGCGCTGGAACTTCACCATCTCCGGCATGGCGGCCGCGGTCAACATGAACCGCGCACCGTTCACCGAGCGCTACCACGGTCGTCGGCCGTTCGCGCCGTCCGAGCTCCAGAAGGTGGCTGCTCGGTTCGGCGCGACTGCTTCGGACATCCTCGCACGGGCCGAGTCCGCCGCACCTGCCGAAGAGCTGGCGGCCGCATCGTGACTCCGCGCCTCACGGTCCCCGACGCGGCCGCCGTTGGCCGCCGGCACCCGGAGACCCTCCGCAAGGCGCTGCAGGACGGCACTCTGCACGGCACGCAGCGCATCAAGCGCGGCCCGTGGCTGATCCGGCCCGAGTGCCTGGCCGCGTGGCTGGAGGGCGAGCAGTGCGCCCACCAGGTGGCCGAGGCCGCCGCCGGCGTCGTGACCGACATCGCCACCCGCCGCGCGGTCCACGCCTCCGTCTGAACACCGACGCCCGGACGGTCTCCGGGCAAAGAGCAAGGCCCCGCGCGCTACCGACGCATTGCGGGGCCCCACCGAAGGGATCTTCCCATGAACAGCAGCATCACGACCAGCAAGCCGGCCCCGAAGGCAGGGCCGAAGACGACGCCCCGTGCGCTGGCGATCGCCACGCTCGAGGCCGCACAGGACCGCGGGCTGAACGCGGACGACGCGATCAAGGAGGCCCGCGCCAAGGTCTGGGCCGCGCGGTGGAAGGCGGTCCTGGCCGGTGACGACACGATGGCCGCCGTCTGGATCCAGGCCCTCGCGCTCCTCGGTGACAAGGGTGCTAAGCGTGCCGTCGCCGACCTCGCCGCCGCCGCTGCGAAGGAGGCCCGTCGATGAGCACCAACGACCCGTGGCGCAAGGGCTCCGTCGAGGAGGGCCCGCTGCCCCAGCGCATCACCGGCGCCAACCTGGACGACCTGACCGACGCCGAGGCGCTCGCAGCCATGGACCTCCGCGACGAGAAGATCGCCGCCCGCGTCCGCGCCGAGGGTGACCAGGGAGGTGTCCTCTGATGGCCCGCCGGAACCCGGTCGAGGTGGACGCCCGCCGGTACGCGCTGGCCGACCTGCTCACCGAGCGGAGGTACCGGAGCGAGCGGACCGCGGCCGAGTTGCTCACGGACTCGGCCGACAGCCTGGCACGCGAGGCTGCCCGCCTGCTCGTCGCCGGCGACATCCCCACCGCGCGTCGGTACGCCCGCGCCCACCAGCTCGTCGCCCAGTCGGGTGCCCGTCTGGTCACACGACAGCGCCGCGCCGTCGAGGCGAAGTACGCCCGCGAGGCTGCGGTGCACGGGATCACCGAGGGCACCGTCGTGCGCACCACGCGAGGCAATGCCCTGGTGCCGGCAGGGATCGTGTGCAAGGTCGAGACCGTCCGCGGTCCCGCCCTGTTCGCCACGATCGACGGCGAGAGGCGCGTCGTGTGGGGCTCCGACGTCGAGCGCGTCGAGCCGATTCAGGAATCCGGAATCGGCACCGAGCGCATCGACGTCGACGACACGGTGCTCACCCCGTCTCGCGGCATCGGCGTCGTCGAGCACGTCGACACCGTGTCCGGTGTGACAGTCCGCGTCGACGGCGAGCAGTGGCGCTACAACCCCGAGCAGCTCACCCGCGTTTCCGCCGTTGCGCCTGACGGCGCCGCTGGCAGCTGCCGACCGGCGGTGGCCCGATGAGCCTCAACCACCGCCCGCCTCGTGGCCAGGTGCCCGAGCAGCGCCTGCACGACGGCTTCCGGGCGCGTCTGGCTCGTGGTGGGCAGCCGCTCGTGGCGCTCCCGCTGCAGGACCTCCTGCCCCGGCCGCGCCGGTTCCGCCCCGCCCGGTTCCTGTACCTCGCCCGCCGGATCGTCATCGAGCTCCTGCTCGGCACGGTCCTGGGCCTGGTATCGGCGGCCGTCGTCGTCGGCCGCGTGGGCCACGAGATGGGGTGGATCTGATGCGCAAGCCCGACCCCGTCCTGCTCGCCCAGAGCGCCCTGTGCATCGCGGCCGCGGCGGCCTTCACCGGCGCCGGCATCGGCCTCGGCTTCCGCCTCGACGAGCCCAGGACCGAGACCGAGACCGTGATGCTCGACGCCCCGCCGGCGTGCCAGGAGATCGCACCCGAGCTGCAGGCCGAGCGGGCCCGCACCGAGACCCTCGCCGCCGCCGTCGACGCCGTGCAGATCGAGTCGGCCGCGCTGGCCGAGGTCGCACTGACGGCCGACCCCGACGCGATCGTCGAGCAGGCCGACCGGCTCGACGACGCCAAGCGCAACGAGCAGGAGCTGCGCCTGGCGCTCGCGACCGACGAGGCCGCGACCAACGCGGTCGTCGACAACTGCGCACCGGAGCGTGAGCAGTGAGCCCCGTCGAGACGTTCCTGTTCCTGATCACGCTCCTGGCGCTCGCCGTCCGGCTGTTCGCCCACTACCTGCGGAGGCACTTCTGATGGATGCCCGAACCCTGGACATGGCGCGTGGCGCCCGTCAGGCCCGCCTGGCCGAGGCCGCCGACGCCCCGCCGGTGCCGGTTCTCAAGCTCCGCCACGTCATCGCCCAGTGCACGGCGTGCGATACCTGGTACGACATCGACGTGGGCCACCTGTGCCCCACGGGCGGCGCCGCGGCACCGACCCTGCCGTCGGCCGTCGTCGACGTCGCGGAGGTCCCGGACGTGGACCGCCCGCACCCGGCCAGCCTGACGTGGGTTGCGCCGCTGGAGGCCCGCCCGATCGTGCTCGGTCCGTCCGCGGATCACCCGGACCTGCGGCCCGTGCTCGCCCTGGACGGGCACCGGTTCTGGTCCGGTGCCCGTCACGGGCTCGCCGTCGGCCGGGCCCGTGCCCGGTTCGACGAGGCCGCCAAGAAATACGCGTTCGCGCCGGACCTGCACCGCGCGCCGGCCGAGGCCGTCGAGCTCGCGCAGGCTGCGGCCGCGTGGGACGCCAAGGTCGCCGACTACTCGAGGGACCTCGCAGCGTGAGCGCCACCGAGTACACGCGCGTCTGCGGGGCGCCCCCGTGCGGCAAGTCGTTCACGACGACGAACGTTCGCAAGAAGTACTGCGACCACACGTGCCGTGCCGTCGCGCAGCGCGCGGTGGTTGCGGCGAACGCGGTGAACGTTCGGGTGCTCGCGGCGAAGAAGGCCCTGCGCGCTCTCGCGGAGACCGCGGACGCTGCCGGTCCGGAAGCGTGGAATGCCGCGTGGGACGAGGTCGAGGCTGAGGTCGACGACATCGTCCGAACGTTCTTCCCGGGGCGCGCACCGTGACGCGCACGCTCAAGACGTCACGGTCACCGTTCGAGACGGTGGCGTGCAAGGCCGGGTGCGGCGAGCAGATCCGTATCGTGCGGTTGCTCGCCGACGTCCCGTCACGGACGGCGACGTACGTCCCGCTCGTGACGGGCTACCCGACCTATCACGGTGACGTCCCGCCGTCGCACGCGCTGTCCGCCGGTCGCAAGACCTGCCGACAGCTGCGCCACGGCGAGTCCCCGGACACGACCGAGGTCCCGGCCCTGATCCACCACGCCGTGTGCGCGGCGACCAGGCGGCCGGCCCCGGTCCCGGACTTCGACGACTTCGACCACTACGCAGGAGGAGACGACTGATGCCGTGGATCCGGATCAACTCCGACGTGGCCACGGCCGCGGAGATCGACCTCGACGTCCTCACGATCCCGCAGGTCGACCTCCGCGCCGCCGTCCCGTGCTCGAGGGCACGACGCGGTTGCCCGGACCCCGCACGGTGGGCGACCTGCCCACCGTGCGGGCACCCCGTCCTCGGGTGCGACGCCTGCCGTGCCTTCACTGACGCGGCCATGGCCGCCGAGCTCGCGCTCGGCTACACCACGACCAGCTGCAACACCTGCAGCGCGCCTGCCGTCATGCCCATCCCGTGGAGGGAACTGTGACCACCACCGACACCACCACCACCCCCGCGGGCGGTCAGGTCCTCGACCTGCTGCCCGCGACGATCCGCCAGTGGGCCAGGACAAAGGACCTGGACGTCGCGCCGTCGGGCAGGATCCCCGAGTCGATCGTCGACGCGTACCGCGTCGCGCACGGCATGCCCCGGCCTGCACCGAAGCCCGCTGCGCCGGCGAAGCCGATCGCTACCCCGACGGCGACGCAGCCTGCCGGTGCGGCCGAGGTGGCGCGGCTGCGGCGTGAGCTGCGTACAGCGGGTGAAGCTCTCACGGAGGCCCAGCACGACGCCGAGACTGTCCGGGCCGTGCTGCTCACCACGGAGGAGCAGCGCGCCCAGGCCCGCGTCGAAGCCAACGGGCTCGCCGTCGAGCTCGCCCGGCTGCAGGAGCTCGTGCCGCCCACCGTGGTGTCGACGCTGTCCGGCCCGCTGCCGGACGAGATCGTCGAGCTGCTCGATGCGTGGCACGCCCTGTTCGCGAAGGCGACCGAGGTCGACACGGCCGCCGGTCACACCCTGGCCGAGGTCGCGCTGCCGGCGCTCGTCCGTGAGGTCGCCGACCAGGCCCACGACCTGGTCCGCCTGCTCGACGGCGACACGACCCGATGAGCACACGCACGCGGACGACCCGCCGGCCGGCCTGCCAGTCCTGCCGCCGCGGGTGGGACACCGTCAGGTACCACGGCCGCGGGCTCTGCAAGGTCTGCCACTCGGCCGCGCGGTGGCGCGCCTCGGCTGGCGAGCCTGTCCAGCAGAAGATGCCGGAGCGGTGCATGTCGTGTGGTCAGAGGCTGCGGTCCCAACGGGCCGCGAGGGTCGCAGGCACCGTCAGGTACGCCGGCAAGGGCCTGTGCGGGTCCTGCTGGAACAGGACGGCCCGCGAGGAGCGGGCGCTCCTGGCCTACGTGCTCGGGACCGCCTCGTGACGGCCGTCGCGGAGGCGCCGGTCGAGGCGCCCACGTCGACGGTCGTCCGGCTCTGGTGCGGCACCTGCCATGCGCTGGTGCCCATCCGGCCGACGCGGGCATCACAGCGGCCTCGCGGCCCGGTCGTGCAGCACGTCACCCCGGCCGCGTGGGCCGACCACCGCGCCACCCACACCACTACCAAGGGAGCAGAATGACCCTCGACCTCACGGTCCGCCAGGCCGAGATCCTGGCCCAGCTGCAGGACGCGTACGGCGGGATCACGGTGTACGTGATCCCCGGTGGCAACACCGACGTCGCGGACCTGCACACGTACGGTCCCGAGAACGAGCACCTGCACTCCACGGGCACCACGTACTCCCGTGTGCTGTACCCGCTGCGCGACGCCGGCCTGCTCACGATCGCGGAGGACCGCACGACCTACGGCCGCCTGGTGAAGATCACCGACCACGGCCAGACGACCCTGACGGCACGCACGTCCCATGGCCTGCCCGGGATCGAGGCCCGCCTGCAGCTCGCGCCGAGCCGCGCGTTCGTCGAACGGTTCCTCGACCTCGGCACGGACGCCCGCCGCATGGCCCGGGTGCTGCGCGAGATCGAGCACCGCCTCGACGTCGCGCAGCGCCTGGGCGGTACCACGGTCCCGATCTCCGTGATCCGTCACCACTTGAAGGAGATCAGCCGTGGCTGACGAACACCTCACGCAGATGTCCCTCACGATGCCGGACACCGGCCCGGCCGAGCCGTGGCCGTTCAAGCCGGGCGACGTCGTGCGCGCCGGCGTTGAGGTCGACGAGCTGGAGTGGCTGGACATCGCACCGCCCGGCGTCGTCCTGCGCGATGGGTTCGAGCTCGAGTGGAAGCGGCACGCGTCCGGGTGGGCGGCCCCGGCCGCACTCCCGGCCGAGGTCGCCGCCGGCCCCGCGACCTCGGCCTACCTCGCCGGTCGCGAGCCGCTCACCGTCGTGAGCGTGCCGGAGCCGTACGTGCTCAGCCCCGAGCCGACGCGGGCGGTCCGCCGGGCCGCTGCCGTGCTGTTCGAGGCCGAGCTGTCCGGGCTGATCTTCGACGACGTCCGCGCCGGCCTGGCCGCCGCGTTCGACGTCGGCGAGGTGGCGCGGGCGCTGTTCGCGTTCGAGTACCCCGACCGGTCATGGACGGACGCGGAGGGGTGGATGCAGGCCCGGTATGTCGAGCGCGCCACCGCCCTCCGCACCGCGATCGTGGGCGCGAGCTGAGCCGTGAGCATCTACCAGTCCGAGACCGCAGTCGGGTGGGACGACGTGCCCGAGTCCTGGGAGCAGCCCGTGGGCGACGTCCGGACCTACGCCGGGTCGCACCTGTACCCGACCGACGAGAAGCCCGCCAGCATCGGCCTCGGGTACATCCCGCCGTGGTGCGTGCCGGGGAACACCGACCACGAGCCCGACGACGGCCCGTGGTGGGGTCCGTGGCTCCGCATGGACGTCGCCACCTGGAACGCCAAGCACGACCGGCCCATGGTCGCAGCCACCGTCGTCATGGACCCCGCCGCCGCCCGCGCGCTTGGCCAGGCCCTCATCGCCTGGGCCGCCGGCGAGCACACACAGCCGAAGAACCAGACCCCTGGAGAGACCACTGATGACTGACCAGACCACCCCCACGGCTGTCCTGCCGGACCACGTCGCCGTGACGGACACCGTCGTTGCCCGACTTGCGCAGTGCTCGCAGATCAAGTTCCACCACACCGACGGCGCGACCGGCAGCATCCCGCGGTACATCGCCGACGAGATCGGGCAGGCCGTGCTCGCGCTCGTGCCCGACGCCGCGCCGGTCGAGCTCACGCCGGTGCAGTACGCCCTGCTCGACGCCCTGCGCGAGGTCGCACTGTCGTCCGAGGCGCCGTCCGGGAAGTACGCCGGCGAGCAGTTGGCGCGCCTGGTCGCGGCCGAGTTCGGTCACCCGCTGCCCGAGCCCGTCGAGCGCGACGGCGGCCTCACCAACTTCCTCTACGGCCGTCCCATCGTGACGAACCCGAAGACTCCGCTCGGCACGTCGCCCATCGACCACGCGGCCCGCCAGGCGCAGGCCACGGGCGGCCCCATCAAGGGCGCGGAGGCCGACCGTGGCTGACCCCCGCATCAAGGTGCGCCCGCCGTCCGACGACCCCGGGCGCCCGCCCCGCGGCCCCGCCGGCGTGTCCACCCCGAAGCCGCCCGTCATCTTCGTGCAGCCCGAGATCATCGCCGCACTCGACCGCATCGCCACCGCGTTCGAACAGACCGCCGCGGCGCTCGCGGCCCGGCCCGTCGACCCGCCCGACCTTGTTCTGAACCTGCCCATGGGCGTCCCGTGCTGCGCCGGGATCTACCGACGCGGGGACCCGGCCGTCTATCGCTGCAACCGGGAGAACGGTCACCCGGCCGCAGAGCACGACGCCGGCCACGTCGCCGAGGTCGACGGCAAGGTCCTCGCCTGCTCGACGTGCACCGAGTTCAACCGTCGCACCACCGGCATGGTCTGCGAGACCTGCGGCACCGACTACGCCAAGGAGGTCTGAGTGGGTCCTGTGCACATCCCCGAGCTCGCGATCACGTACGTGGTGGTCTGGGACGAGCTCGGCATCGTGAAGGTGGGCCGCGCCTACAAGGCGTCGCGCCTGGGCAACCTTCACGCCACCGGCGGGCGGGTCGTGATCGCGCAGCGCGACACCCCCCGCGGGTGGGAGCAGTACGCGCTCAAGGAGCTCGCTGCGGCGGGGTTCGAGCGCGCCTTCGCGAACGAGGTGGAGGCCGCCGGCGTGCTCGCGCCGGCGGGGCGTGGGTGGACCGAGTGCTTCCGCGTCACAGCGGGGACGTTCGAGGCAATGTTGAGAACTATTTTCAGGGGGTTCGCCCGTTATGGCCGTGACCAGCAGGCAGCGAAGCGTGCCGTCGAGCATGTTCGCCGACGAGATTCTGTTGGAGCTGCCGACCGACGTCCGATTGACGGGCCTCGGGTTGAGATTCTTCGCAAACGAGTCGGGCAGGCAAACGGCGAACCCGATCTTGCTCAAGGGGTCGCTGTACCCGCTGACGGACGAGGTGACCACGGAGGTGATCGACGGGCACCTGCTCGCCCTCGAGTACGTCGGGTACATCCAGCTCTACACCGTCAACAAGCGAACGTACTTCCAGGTCGTGGACTGGCCTTCGGTGGACAAGCGCGGGATCGACATGTCGCGGGTACCCCCGCCGCCGCCAGACCCGTCAATCACCGGTCAAACCAACCCGGATACCTCTATACAGACCCTCGCGGTAGTGGAGAGAGAGGAAGAGAGAAGAGAGGAGAGAGGGAGAGAGGGAGAGAGGGAGGAGAGTGCCGAGGGAGCGGGCGAGGCCCCGCAGGGCGCCCGATCAAGTCTCCTGGGTACGCCCAAGCCATCCCCGTTCTGCACGAAGCACCCCCGGGGGACCAACCGACCGTGCCAGCCGTGCGGCCGTGCCCGCCTGCTCAGTCAGGAGTGGGTAGAAGCAGAGATAGAAGCCGCGGATCTCGAAGAACTGGGGGAAGCATCATGAGGCTGTCCAAGTGCCAGGTAGGCGGTGGCCGGTGCAACGCGCTGGTGCCGCCGGGGATGGTGGTGTGCGGGTCGCACGCTGATCAGCTCGCGTTGGAGTTGCTCGGTGCGAGCTCGCTCCTCAACGCGCTCGAGGACGCGCACATCAAGGGGCAGCGGTTCTCGACCGGCTCGACGTCCGCCGGCGTGCTGGACGAGGCCCCGGTGCCGTTCAACCGGCTCGCGAGCGAGGCCCGTACCGAGCTGCTGACCGCGCTGACGTCGGCCGCCGACCGGATCGCCGAGGAGCGCAAGATGTTCCAGGCGTTCAACAGCGACCGGGCGTTGGGTCCGTGGTTGGCCCGGCAGGTCCCGTGGCTGCGTGCTCACCCCGAGGGCGCCGAGCGGGTCGAGTACCTGCTCGACGTGCTCTACCGGGCGGCCCGTGTCGTGGACCGTCCGCCGGACCGCGTCTACCTCGGTCGGTGCGTCGGCAGGGTGGTGCCCGGGGGCGATCCGGTCGAGCCGTGCACCGAGGAGCTGTACGCCGTGCCGACCCGGCCGGAGTTCTCGTGCCCGCGCTGCGGTTGGATCTACCAGCTGGCCGAGCGGCGTGCGCACCTGCTCGGGATGACGACGGGCCTGCAGCTGGGCGCGACTGACTGTGCTCGTGCGCTGGCCGGCCTCGGCCTGGACATCACGGCGTCGAGGGTCCGGGTGTGGGCGTCGCGGCATCTGATCAAGCCGGTCGAGGACGGGGACGGCAACCCGGTCCGCCGCCGTGGCCACGCGGTGTACCTGGTGGCCGACGTGCTCGCCGTCGTCGAGCGGATGGCCCGCGACCGTGGTCGGGACACGTCCGTGGTCGATAGTCTGCGTCGCATGGTGAGCCCCGACGGAAGGACGGCCTGATGGTCAACGAGCTCTCGCCCACGGCTATGGGTGCGCTCGTGGCCGCGACCGTTCCGTCGCCGATCGCGCAGGCGATCTTCGGGCCCGCGCTGGCGTACGAGAAGGACCTCGCCGAGCGGGCCGCGCGTGGCGAGGAGGTCGACCTGATGGAACCAGCGGTCGGGGAGTGCAACCGGTGCCACCGTCAGACCTGGGATGAGGTGAACATCGGCACCGAGGACCGCATGACGCAACCTGACGGCGGCCCGTGCGGTGGACGATTCGAGCCCACACACTAGACACCCGCTTCAATGAAGCGGGTGCGCAGGCCATGGAATAGCGCCTTGACCTGCACTTATGCCCTATGGAAGGGCGCTCCTGTAGGCGGGCAGTGAGCACATGGTGAGCCGGACGCGCCGAAACCGCAGGTAGATCCGTGCATGCGTGGGCCGTGTGCGCTAAGTTATGCCACGGTAAGAAGTACTGACGAAAGGCCCGGACATCCCCCAGGGTGGCCGGGCCTTCGTGCTGCCCGCCGGAGGTGCACCGTGGGTCAGGTGCACAACGGGCACCGCTGGCGGAAGCTGGTCACCGAGCTGTGCCCGCCCGGATCGTGGTGCGAGATCGAGGAGTGCTGGGCCCCGAGCAGGGAGATCCAGTACGGCCTGCGCCCTCGCCATCCACTGGGCCCGAGCCTCGACCACATCGTCGAGGTATGGCAGGGCGGCGCCGAGTACGACCCGCGCAACCTGCGCCCCTCGCACCTGCGATGCAACGTCATCAAGTCGAACCAGCTGCGCGCCGCGGCACGAGCTGACGCTGTGCAGCCTCGCCGGCAAGGCAGGGCACGGGCGGCCGCGATGGGCACCTCGGGACGTCGACGACGGTCCTCCGTGGCCCTCGACTGACCCCCGATCCGTGCATCTTCCCAGGTCAGCGCACATTTTTAGGTTTTGCCCACTGCAGAGACCCGCGCATGTCCATTTTTCTAAACACGCACGGGGCTAGACGTGTAACAGGTTCGGGGGTGTAACACGTGGCCAAAGCCCGCAAGTTCCTCGAAGGCGTGAAGCATGGCCGCTCCTGCTACGTCGCGGGCTGCGACTGTGCGGTCGGCCGGCAGGCCAACTCCGAGTACCTCAAGGACTACCGGGCACGGAAGCGCGCCGAGCAGCTCGAGGCCGCCGGCGTGCAGCTGCTCGACGTCGAGCCACCCGAGCCCGAGCCGGAAACGACGCCGGCAGATCCGCCCGTCGTCGGCCCGATCGAGCAGGCGCTCGCGGACGACCTCGCGCGCAACGACGGCACGGCGACGTACCTCGAGCAGGTCGCCGTCACGGTCGCTCGCTCGCTGGACATGGCGGTCCGCACCTACCGGCTCGACCTGATCTCGCCGCTCGCGCAGCGCCTGGTCGACGTCGGTGTCCGGCTGTGGCCGCCGGCGCCCGCCGAGCCCGCCGGCGACGACAAAGACAAGCGCGCTGAGCTCCTGCTGCTGATGGGCGGCGAGGGGCAGACCACTGCCGAGCCGGAGGCTGCCGGTGGCGCGTGACCGCGCCGAGGCCGTCCCGCTGTTCCACACCCCGCGACACCCGACCCGGGACACGACCGGCAACCGCAAGGCCGGCGTCGCCCGCGCACTGGGTATGCCGTTCATCCCGTGGCAGCGCGAGATGGCCGACGTGTGGGGCGAGCTTGACGGAGCCACGGGCACCTACTGGTACGACACGCTCGTCCTGCTGGGCCTGAGGCAGACCGGCAAGACGACGTTCACGCTCACCGACCAGCTGGAGACCGCGCTCTACTTCCCCGGCTCGGTGATCCGGTACACGGCCCAGACCCAGACCATGGGGCTGGCCCGGCTGGAGAACGACTTCTACGTCCCGATCTCTGACTCGCCGCTGTCTCTGTTCCTCGACAAGCGGTACGGCCGGCGGACACAGAAGCTCGGATGGGACGGGCGCACGGGCTCCGAGCAGATCCGGTTCCTGAACCGGTCGCGCTGGGAGACCGAAGCTGTCAAGGAGGAGAGCGGCCACGGCCCGGCGCTGACCAAGGGCGTCGTCGACGAGGCCTTCGCGCACGAGACAGGCGCCGTCGAACAGGCCATGCGGCCGGCCATGCAGACGATCGACCACGCACAGATCATCATCGCGTCGGCCGCCGGCACCGCGAAGTCGAAGTACCTCGCCGGCAAACGCGAGCAGGAAGAGACAAGATTCCAGTCGCTGGTCGAGCAGTACGGGCCGCTCGGCCCGACCAGGTCCCGCACCATGTTCGTGCAGTACGCGGCACCGCTCGACGCTGACCCCGCTGACCCCGCCACCTGGTGGGGGTGTCACCCCGGCCTCGGCTGGCTGACCACCGAGGCGAAGATCTCTGCCGCGCTCGAGGCGACCGAGAACGACCCGTGGGAGTTCTACCGCCCCTACCTCGGGTGGTGGAAGCCGACCGGCGCGGACGAATGGGTCATCCCGCAGGCGTCCGTCAAGGCCTGCATCGTGGGCGCCGACGACCCCAACGACTGGACTGGCGACCCGGTCTGGGCCGTCGACGTATCCCCCGACCGGTCCCTGACCACCGTGGCGCTCGCGGGCGTCACGCCCGGTGCCCGCTGCTGGGTGGAGATCGCCGAGCAGGACGCCGGAACGGCATGGGTTGTGAGCCTGCTCAAGCGGCTGCGCGGCGAGCTGGGCGGCAACACCGTGGCGATCGACGGTGCGGGCGGCGCCGGCGCCCTGGAGCAGGACCTGATCGATGCCGGATTCGACGTCGTGCGGCTGTCGCACCAGCAGAAGGTCGACGGATGCGGCGGCTTGTTCGACGACTTCGCCCAGCAGAACGTTCGGTTCGGCGGCGACTCCGAGATCGTCTCCGCGATCAAGGCGGCCGCGAAGAAGAAGACCGGCACGGACGCGTTCATCTGGGCCAAGGGCAAGAGCCTCGGCGACATCACCGCGCTGTACGGCGTGACCCTCGCCAGGCAGGCCCTGGTCATGAAGGGCGTCTACGACCCGATGGAACATCTTCGATGAGAGGAGCCACCTTGCGACTCGTCCGCTATCTACCGGGCGTGCTCGGCGCCCTCCTGGTCGTCACCGGCGCCGCCCTCGTGTACATCCCGGCCGGCCTCCTGGTCGCCGGCGTCCTGCTGCTGCTGCTCGATCGGAGGATCTGATGGGGCTGTTCAGTGGGGAGTCTCTCCGTGGTGCGCCAGCTGCGCAGCACGAGGACCGCAGCCGGTCCTACCAGGCGGTCAAGTCGCCGGTCGATATCGGCTCCTACTCCGACGTCGTGGTCACCGCGGACACCGCGGTGCAGTCGGTCGCGGTACGTACGACGGTCGACCTGATCGCGTCCCTGGTCTCCGAGCTGCCGACCACGGTCTCCACCATGCGCGCCGGGACCAAGCGCGCGGTGGCCGCGCCCGACAACATCCTCGACCCGGGCGGCGACGGCAAGGGCTATGAGGACTGGGTCTACCGGGTGCTGAGCTCGTGGCTCCTGTCGGGCAACACGTACGGCATGGGGATGGTCTCGGGTCGCGACCTGTTCGTCGACCTGTGGAATCCCAACGAGGTGACGTGCTCTCTCGTCGAGGGCCAGGAGCAGTGGTACTTGCGGGGTGAGCACGTCACGGAAGCCGCGCTGTTCGCGCACTGGCGGGTCAACCCGCAGGCCGGCCGGGTGCTGGGCCTGTCCCCGATCGAGCAGCACGCGTCCACGCTCGGGGTGTCGCTGGCCACCACCCGGTTCGGTCGCTCCTGGTTCGCTGACGGAGCCCACCCGTCGGGCATGCTGACCAACTCTGACGCGGTGCTGGACGACGCCCAGGCGGACACGGCCAAGGGCCGGCTGAACGCGTCGCTACAGGGCACACGCGACCCCCTGGTGCTGGGCCGCGGCTGGGGTTTCAAGGAGATTCAGATCTCCCCGGAGGAGTCGCAGTTCCTGCAGACCTCGAAGATGTCCGAGGCGCAGTGCGCGCGGATCTTCGGGCCGGGCTGGGCCGAGCTGCTGGGGTACGAATCCGGTGGCTCGATGACGTACTCCAACGTCGTCGACCGCCGCCTGGACGCGCTCGTCCTCTCGGCGAACCGGTGGATCCGTCGCATCGAGCGGGTGCTGCGCGAGCTCGCGCCCGGCATGCACATCGAGATCAACCGCGAGGGTCTGCTCGAGGCCTCGACGCTGCAGCGCTATCAGTCGCACGCGTCCGCGCTGACCAACAAGTGGCGCACCATCAACGAGGTGCGGGACATCGAAGGCCTCGCCCCGGTGGCGTGGGGCAACGACCCTGACGGGGTCGCACCGGCCACCGGCACCGCGCCGGCCCCTGGCACCGAGCCGGCCGACGATGCCACGCCGACGGAAGCCGAGCAGGCGCGTGCTGCGGCCGAGCTCATCCAGAAGATCTACCTCGGAGTGGGCGTCGTGCTCACCGCCGAAGAGGCCCGGAACATCGCTAACCGTGCAGGCGCCGGCCTGCCTACTGGAGGAATGCCAGATGGAAACGCTGCCGGGCTTTGAGGTGGTGCGCGCGCACTCGGCGCGCTCGCTGCTCCGTGCGGAAGATGACGAAGGCCTCGGCATGCTCGAGGTCCGGTTCTCCGTGTTCGACGAGTGGTACCGGATCCGCTCGTGGTGGGAGGGCGACTTCCTCGAGCGCATCCAGCGTGGTGCGTTCGCGAAGACGATCACCGAGAACAGGGACCGGATCCGTGTGCAGTTCCAGCACGGCATGGACTGGCAGATCGGCGACAAGTTCCTCGGCACGATCGACGACCTCCGGGAGGACCAGGACGCCGGCGTCGCCGACGTCGGCCTGTTCGACACCTCGTACAACCGCGACCTGCTGCCCGGCCTGCGCGCCGGCCAGTACGGCGCCTCGATGCGGATGACCGTCATCAAGGACGAGTGGAACGAGGAGCCGGGCCGCACGGAGCACAACCCCGACGGCGTGCCGGAGCGGTCGATCACCGAGGTCCGCCTGCACGAGCTGGGTCCCGTCCCCTTCGGTGCGAACCCCACGGCCTCGGCCGGGATGCGTTCGGGCACCGACGACTTCTACGAGTGGCTTGCGCGCCGTGACCCCGAGCGGGTCGACGCGCTGCGCTCCACCCGAAACACACTTCGCACTCCACCTGACGATGCAGCCGGTTCGACCACTGCGCCGTCCGACGGAGCCGCAACCAGCACGACCCACGACGAGCCGGGTTCGCCCCACTCGGGTGGTCTGTCGGCCGCGCAGCGCGACCGGCTTATCACTCTCAAGATGAAGGGAGCGTGACGGTCATGGACCCGATCGCCGTTCTCCGGGCACGCCTGGAGGCAGTCACCACCGAGTTCCGTTCCATCCACGACACCGCGGGGGAGGCGAAGCTCGACGAGGCACAGGAGGCCCGCTGGGCCGAGCTCGACGCGGAGGAGACCGAGGTCCGCGCGGAGATCGAGAAGCTCGAGGTCGCCGAGGTCCGCGCGGCCAAGATCGCCGAGCAGCGCGCGAAGTTCCAGTCGGTGCAGATCGGGGCCCCGGTCCCGTCCGACGACGTCGACGTGCGGAGCCTGTCCCGGCCCGACGCCCAGTCCCGCGCGCTCAAGCGCTCGGAGGAGACCTCCAAGATGCTCGGCCTGCGCGCCGACCAGGAGTCCAAGATCGAGCGTCTGCTGCGCGCCTCGAGCGGCAACATCAGCGGCGACTTCCTCGCCCGCCGGCTGCTGCTCACCGAGACCGACGCGTACCGCTCGGCCTACATGAAGGGCATGACGTCGGCTTCCCCGGCGTTCACCCCGGAAGAGGCCCGTGCGCTCGCGGCGTTCCGTGCGCTCGAGGAGCGTGCGATGAACGAGGGCACCGGTTCCGCCGGCGGCTTCGGCGTCCCGGTCCTGATCGACCCGACGATCATCCTCACGGCGCAGGGTTCGCTGAACCCGTTCCGTGCGATCGCCCGGGTCGAGACGATCACCAACAACGAGTGGAAGGGCGTCAGCTCGGCGGGCGTGTCGTGGTCCTACGACGCCGAGGCCACCGCGGTCTCGGACGACAGCCCGACGCTCACGAACCCGTCGGTGCCCGTGCACATGGCGCGCGGCTTCGTGCCGTACTCCATCGAGCTCGGACAGGACTACCCCGGGTTCGCGCTGGAGATCTCGCCGCTCCTGGCCATGGGGTACGACGAGCTGCAGGCGGAGTCGTTCGCGACGGGTACCGGTGTCGGCCAGCCGACCGGAATCCTCACGGCGCTGGACGCCAACCCGGCATCCGAGGTCGCCGTGATCACCAACGACGCGCTCGTCGCTGCTGACATCTCCAAGGTCTGGAACGCACTGCCGGACCGCTGGAAGCAGGCCGCTACCTGGGTGATGTCCCAGGCCGTGGGCACCGACATCGCAGGCTGGGGCGACGCATACGGCACCCGCACCGTCGACGCCACGGGGACGCTCGAGAAGCTGCGCGAGCGGCCGATCGCGTACTCGTCCTACTTCCCGCAGTTCGCGGGCACCGCCTCGCAGAACATCCTGGCAGTGGGCGACTTCCGCAACTTCCTGATCGCCGAGCGGGCGGGCATGACGACCGAGTTCGTCCCCCACCTGTTCGACACGACGACCGGTCGCCCGACCGGTGAGCGCGGCTGGTTCGCGTTCGCCCGCCACGGGTCGGACTCGATCAACGACGCCGGCTTCCGCCTGCTCAAGAACCAGGCCACCGCGGACGTCTGATCCGCTCCCATGCCCGCGGCCCCGACAGCTCCGGCTGCCGGGGCCGCGGGCATACCCCGCAAGCCCACAAACTTCCACGAGGTGAATCGTGAGCAACATCGTCATGGCCCTGCAGTCGGCGACCATCGTCGGCCGCCAGGGCGAGAAGATCTCCGTGCGCCGCGGCGAGGCGTGGTCCTCGGACGCAGTAGTGGTGCACTCGCACCCGGACCTGTTCACGTCCGACCCGGGCGACGCGCTCGGCGTGCACATGGAGGGGCTCCCGGCCGAGCTCGTCGAGCGCACAGAGCCAGCCCCCGACCCGACGCCCGTCACGCCCGAGCCCGAGCCCGAGCCGGAGCCGGAGCCGGAGCCCGAGCCGGAGCCGGAGCCCGTCGCCGACGACGACGACGCGGACGCGAAGCCGCGCCGCCGGCGCTCACGTGCGGTCGCCGAGGCCGACGCCGAGAAGCCGGCCGAGGCCTGACCGGTGGCGCTGTCGTGGCCCATCACGGGCGAGGACGTGTGCACCGCCTTGAAGTGGGACACGGCGCGCGCATCCGAGGTGACCGACTATGCCGAGGCCGCCGTCGCACGCGTCGAGCGGGAGTGTGGCCCGTGGCAGGGGCAGCCGATCACGCACCGCCTGACGACGCGGGCCACGCGCGCAGCTCTGCGCCTGCCCTGGCCGATCGCGCACGACAGTGTGCCGACGGTCACCGTCGACGGCAGGGCCGTCTCTCCGGTCACTCCTGACCCCGACGCCGGCCTGATCTACGGCCGGTTCCCCGTCGGCCAGGTCGTGGTCACTGCGACCGCCAGAGCGGCCGACACCGTGCCCGACGACGTGATCCTCGCCGCCCGATACCTCGGCGCTTTCTGGGCCAAGCAGGAGAAGGTCGGCAACCCGTCGCGCAGCTCGCGCGGCACCGAGCCCGACACTGACGTGCAGCAGGGATTTGCGATGCCGCGCCGCGTCTCCGAGATGCTCCGCCCCTACATCCTGGTCGGTGGTTTCGCATGAGCACCGGCATCCACCGCTCGCTCGGCGAGGCAGCGACCGCCGTGAAGACTGGCCTGCACAACGTCTCTGTCTCGGCGCTCGCAGCTGCGGCCCGGACCGACGTGCAAGCCGCGTTCGGGTACCCGTGGCCGATCGAGCACGACGACACCATCGCGGTGACGGCGGTCCGTGCCGCACCGCAGGACGGGACCGTGTCGTCGACGCGGCAGCGGCAGCAGGACATCTACGTCGACGTCGAGATCGACAGCTACCGGCAGACCGCGTCGGACCGCGAGGTGCACGACATCGCGTACGGCGTGCTCGACATCTTCGACCGGGCAGTGCGCGCCGACCCCACCCTCGGCGGCGCTGCGCTGTGGTGCTTCTCCGACGACCTGGTGTCTGACGGAGCGACCGAGGACGAAGAGACCGGCGAGGGCCGCATATGTGCGATCCGCGCCACGTACAAGGCCCGCGTGATGGTGAGGAGCTGAGCATGCCCAAGTTCAAGAACGTGTCCCCGCTGGGGGCACTCGACCTGCCGCTGATCCGCCGGGTCGTCGACCGCGGCGAAGTCATCACGGTCACCGCCGCCCAGGCGAAGCACCTGCACGGCCAGACCGCCACATGGAAGCCGGTCGCCAGCAGCAACCGGACCGGCGGCCAGACGCCGCCCGACCCCGACGCCGGCGCCGCCGGCGACGACAACCAGAGCGAGGAGTAACCCCGTGGGCATCCAGAGCGACTACACCCTTGGCATGGCCCAGGAGGCCGAGTACGGCACCGCCGTGGCGCCGACCCGGTTCTTCGAGCCGGAGACGTTCTCTCTCAAGGAGACCGTCGCCACCGCGCAGGGCACGGGCATGCGCCCCGGCCAGCGCGTGGCACGGTCCGCACGCCGCGCGATCGTCAAGCGCGAGGCCGCCGGCGACATCCAGCTCGACGCGACCACGGTCGGCCTCGGCTACCTCCTGTCTGCGTTCTTCGGCGTCACCACCAACACCGAGACCGCCGTCGCGTCGGGTGTGTTCCAGCAGGTACACACCCTCAAGACCGAGGACTGGGCCGACTCCTACACGATCCAGCAGGGCATCCCGCGCCTCGGCTCGGCAGTCACCGACGCGTACACGTACACGGGCGCACAGTGCACCACCCTGTCGCTCGAGGCGCCGGCCGACGACATCGTGTCCCTGTCCACGTCGTGGGTCGCCCGCGCCCTGTCCCTCACCGAGGCGTACGCCGCACCGTCCTACCCGGCCGAGCTCGACCTGTTCACGTTCGTCGGCGGCTCGATCTACATCGGCGCCGCCGCGTTCGTCGCACCCACGGCCACCGCCCTCGCGTCCGCCGGCGCCGAGCTCGCGACCGTGCGCACCGCACAGGTCAACCTCGACAACGGCCTCGACAGCAACGGATTCAACCTCGGCGGCGCAGGCCGGCGCTCGCGGCCCGCGGCGTACACGGGCGGCAAGAACGACGCCGTGGCCGGGTCGTTCGAGCTGGAGTACACGAACCGGGATCTCGTCGACGCCTACCTCGACCAGGCCGAGCTGTGCATGCTCCTGACGTTCGAGGGCCCGACAGAGATCGCAGCCGGGGAGAAGCCGACCCTGCAGATCGCGGTGCCGAGCGTGTTCCTGGACGGTGACCTGCCCGAGCCGAACGGCGGCGACGTGATCACGACGTCGCACGACTGGACGGGTCTGCAGGGCACGGACCCGCAGCCGGTGTACGCGGTCTACCGCTCGGCCGACCTGGTCCCCTGATGGCCAAGAAGCGGCCGTCGGCCTCGACGGCCGCGGCGTCCGGCTTGGACTTCGAGCTGGACGTGTCGAACCTGCGCGAGGTCCTCGGGGCGGTGAAGGAGTTCTCGCCGGCCCTGGCGCGCAAGCTCCGCAAGGAGCTGCGCGGCACGGGCGACGAGATCATCGCCGACCAGCACAAGGAGCTCGACGGTCCGCTGCCGCCGGGTGTGGCGGTGACCGGGAAGCGCACACGGCTGATCGTGCCGAACGACGGCAGCAAGCCGTACTTCCGTCGCGTGAACGTGTACGAGGAGCGGGAGCGGGCGGCCAACAACCGCCCGAGCCGCGGCATGCGGCAGGGCATCAAGCGATCGCTGAAGACCCGGGTCGTGGCGGGCAAGACGAGGCAGGGCGTGCAGGTGCGCGCCAACTCGAAGGTCTCGGACATGACGCACGCGTGGCAGGCCAAGATCTTCCGCCACCCCGTCTTCTCCCACACCGGGAAGTTCGTGCACCAGCGCGGGCAGCAATATTTCTGGGGCCCCGCGGTCAGGGGCCGCGACCGGGCCGCGATCAAAGTGGACCAGGTCATCGCCCAGGCGTTGACCGAGATGAGCAAGGGGAGCTAGTGCGTATCACGATTGAGGGCCAGACGATCCGAGCGGTCAACCTGACCACCGCGCCGGGGCGGGCCGTGATGGCCCTGCAGCAGCAGACCGGCTACGGCCTCGAAGAGATCGCGGCGATGGGCGAGGACACGGCCCGGCAGACCGAGTGCAACAAGATGATCGAGTTCCTGTCCGAGCACAACCGCGGCCGGTTCGTGACGTGGGACGAGGTCCTCGACCGGCCGCTGCCCGCGATGATCCCTGACAAGGACGAGATCGCCCGTGCCGAGGCGGCCGAGGCGGAGGCCGAGGGCGGGGCCGACGGTGAGGGCCCTACGCCAGCGTCGACGGATTCCCCCTCCGTCGACGCCGACCTCGCCGACGAGCCGGCGCCGGCAAAGCCCGCACGGACCCGGAAATCCTCAAGCTCTACCAAGACGAGCCGTGGCTCGACCAGCAAATCACGAGCCGCATCGTCACAGTGATGCGGCTTTTCCCGGGCCTGGTCCCGGGAGTCGTCTACGACCTCGAGTGGCGGGTGTGGACGGCGGTAGCGCTGTCGGTGGACAGGCACGTCGAGCAGGCCAAGAGGGACCGCGAAGAGGCCGACAGGGCTTCCCGTCACCGGCGCCCGCGCACAGCTGGCCGTCGTCGCTGACCCAGAGCTGAGACCGTGAGGGGGGTGCAGTCGTGGGTGCTGTGAGGGATTTCGTCGTCAACATCTTGGGCGACACGGGCGGGATCGACAAGGCGTTTCAGGCGCTGCAGGACAACGCCGGCAAGGCGGCCGTCGGCGCGGCCGCGGCGTTCGCGGGCGCGCAGCTGGGGCAGGCGATCCTCGGGGACCTGGACGCCGAGGTCGCCACCGACACGATGAACGCCGCCTTGGGTGGCACGCCGGCCGAGGCGGAGAAGTGGGCCAACGCCGCGGGCGACCTGTACGAGGGCGCGTGGGGCGAGTCGATGGACGAGGCCGCCGGTGCGGTCGACTCGGTGATCTCGTCGATCGCGGGCATGCGGGACGCCTCGGAGGAGGACATCCAGCAGGCGGCCGGCTACGCGCTCGACTTCGCGAAGGTGTTCAAGACCGACGTCGCGCAGGCCACGGGCGCGGTCGGCGTGCTGATCAAGGAGGGCCTGGCCGGCGACGCCACCGAGGGCTTCGACCTGATCACGGCCGCCATGCAGAAGGTCCCCGAGTCGATGCGCGGCGAGACCCTCGACGCCGTCAGCGAGTACAGCCGGAACTTCGCGGCGCTCGGGATCGACGGCGAGAAGTCGATCGGGATCCTGGCGTCGGCCGCGAGCTCGGGCATCACGTCGGTGGACAAGATCGGTGACTCCCTCAAGGAGCTCACGATCCGGGGCACCGACATGTCCGCGTCGACGGGCGCGGCGTACGACACGCTCGGTCTGGACTCGCAGGAGATGGCCAACGCGCTCCTGGCCGGCGGCGACCAGGCGTCCGGTGCGCTCGACAAGATCGTCGGTGGGCTGCAGGGCATCGAGGACCCGGCCGAGCAGGCCGAGGCGTCGATCGCCCTGTTCGGCACGCCGCTCGAGGATCTCGGCACCGACGAGATCCCCGCGTTCCTCGACGCGCTGTCCGGCACGAAGTCCGGTCTCGGCGACGTCGAGGGCGCCGCCGGCCGCATGTCCGACGAGCTCAACGACAACGCGAAGACCCGCGTCGAGGAGCTGACCCGCGGCTTCGAGGGCTGGAAGCAGGACCTGATCGAGACCGAGGGCCCCCTCGGTGACGTCGCGGTCGGTGTGCAGGCGTTCGGCGCCGACGCTGCGGCGGCGGCGACGTCGGTGGGCCTCGGGGTGATCGCCCTGTCACAGCTCAAGCTGGGCACGCTGGCGGCCCGTGGAGCGTCCATGCTGGGCGCGGCCGCTACCGGTATCGCTACGGCCGCTCAGTGGGCGTACAACGCTGCCTTGACCGCGAACCCGATAGGCGTCGTGATCCTCCTCGTGGCTGCCCTGGTGGCCGGCATTATCTGGTTCGCGACGCAGACCACCGTCGGGCGTGCCATCGTGGGCAAGGCGTGGGCCGGGATCAAGAACGCAGCCAAGGCCGTCGCGGACTGGTTCACCGGCACCCTGGTGCCCGGCTTCAAGAAGGTCATGGGCAACGTGACCGGATTCTTCAAGGACGCCGGCCGGAACATCAAGGCCGCGTGGAACGCCACGGTCACCTGGTTCAAGCTGATTCCTGCTCGGGTGGCGCTCGCCGTCGGGACCGTGGCGAGCAAGATCTCGGCGAAGTTCGACGACGCCCGCTCCGGCGCGCAGAACATCTTCAACCGGGCCGTCGACTGGTTCCGGAACGTCCCGAGCCGGATCGCCTCCGGACTCGGGTCGATCGCCGGGAAGATCGCCGTCAAGTTCCTCAGCGCGCGCGACCGCGTGTACGGGATCTTCAACGGCCTGGTCGGCTGGGTCGGCGGCCTGCCGTCCAAGATCGCCCGTGCCGCGTCCAACCTGTGGGACCCGATCTGGTCCGGAGCTCGCGCCGCGATCAACAACGTCATCGGTGCGTGGAACGGGTTCTCTCTCACGATCGGCGGCGGCACGATCGCCGGCGTCACCCTGCCCAGCGCCACCCTGAACACACCGAACATCCCGTTCCTCGCCGACGGCGGCATCGTCACCGCACCCACCCTCGCCATGATCGGCGAGGGCCGCGGCCCCGAGGCCGTCGTCCCCCTCGACCGGCTCGGCGACTTCATGGACAACGTCAACGCATCCGCCAAGGGCGGCAACGCCGGCGTGCACATCGAGAAGTTCTACGCCGGCACCCAGAGCCCCGGACAGATCGCGTCCGAGCTCGCCTGGCAGATGCGGAGCTGACCCCATGTCCTCACCTGCTGAGCAGATCCTCACGCCCCCGCCCGCCCTGACCGACTGGCAGGCATCCCTCAAGGGCCTCATCCTCGGCCCCGGCACCCCGTACGAGATCGCCGCGCTCGACGGCGTCGACGAGCTCCCCGCCATCCGGACCGAGGACGAGGCCCGCCCCTGGGCACACGGCGACTGGACCGCACCCGACTGGGCCGAGGCCCGGAGCATCACCGCGACCATCGAGATCGCCGAGGAACCCGGCCTCGGCATCACCTACCACGAGGCGCTCGCGGCGCTGCGTCGGGTGATGGTCCCGACCAGTGACGAGGACCTGGCGCAGATGTGGGTCAAGCTGCCGGGTCGTGACCTGATGCGGTGGGCGATCAAGATCCGCCGGCACCGGCTGCCGACAGACCAGCAGTACGAGCTGGGCCTGGCGGTGGGCGAGTGGATGGCGTACGCGCCGGACCCAGTCGGGTACGGCGTCGGGCTGTCCACCTCGACGGGGTTCCGGGAGCAGGCCGGAGGCCTCGAGTTCCCGCTGTTCTCGGACGGTGGGACGCAGCTCGGGTTGGAGAACAGGTTCACCAACCCGAGCATGGAGACGGACGAGGCCTGGTTCGAGAGCGGGTCGGTCTCCGCCGTGAACCGGTCGACTACCGGCGTCATCCAGCCCGACTACAGCGCGTTCATCATCGTCGACAGCGCACCCACGAGCACCGGCACCGGGGTTGGCCAGTCCGGCGGCGCGGTCGTTGAGGGTGACTGGTTCGCCGCTCGCATCCCCGTGCGCCCGTCAGGAGCATCACCGGCACCTCGTGCACGTGTCCGTATCCAGTGGTTCGCCGCTGCTGGTGGCGTCATCTCGGCTACCGACACGGCGATCCAGGACCTGCCCGCATTCAGCTTCACCAGGATCGTGCACGTCGCGCAGGCCCCGGCCGGCGCCGCGTCGGTGCGCGCGTACCTGTTCCTCTCAGGTGCCAGCACGACCGTGCCCGACCCGGACACGACAGCATCGACGGACACGTGGATCGGTGCGGTAGCGGACACCGAGAGCGCAGCGCTGGCCGCCGTCGACACCTACTTCGACGGTGGCACACCCGGCGCGCAATGGACCGGCACACCGAACGCCTCGACGTCCACCATGTTCACGACGGCCGGCGCGCTCGACGTCGGGCACCTGGACTTCGGCGCGCCCGGCGACGCGGGCGAGCTCACACTCACCAACCCCGGCACGGCCGAGTCGTGGCAGGTGTACCGCATCGACGGCCCCACACCCGCCGAAGGGTTCGACATCCTCGACGTGTCCACAGGACGGCGCCTGCGGTACACGCAGGAGATCCCGGCGGGTTCCACCGTGGAGATCGACGCAGCGACCGCTGACGTCACCCTGAACGGGGTAGCCGACCGGTCCCGGTTCCTCACGATCCGGGAGTGGACGCCGGTCCCGGCCGGCGGATCGACGACAGTCGCGTTCCTGCCGCTCGGCGCCTGGGCTGCCGGCATGCTCACCGCGGTGCACGCCCCGGCCTGGTGGTGACATGACCATCCGCATCATGGCCGGGCTGCTACGCACCGGCGAGTTCCTCACACAGGTCCCGACCACGAAGACCGGCGCCAGCTGGGCGATGTCCCTCAACCAGGCCGGCACCGTCGAGGCCACCGTGCCGCTGCGCTCGCTGCCTGACCGGGCGAGGGACGGGCTGCTCGCGAACCTCGAGCCGTGGCGGTGTTTCCTCGCTGCGGTGACGGACGCGGGCCGGGTGCTCGAGGCGGGACCGATCCAGCCGCACGACTACGACGACAAGTCCGGGCACCTCAAGGTCGGGGCGGACGGGCTGTGGTCGCTGTGGGATCACCGGTACGTCCTGGACCCGACGCTCGCGCACGTCGACCTGTCGTGGTCGGGCCTGTCGCTCGGCACGATCGGCAAGCGGATCGTCGAGACGGCGACCGCGCACGACGGCGGGTCTCTGCCGCTCGTGCTGCCCGACGACATCGCCGGCACGCACGAGCGGGTGTACCCGTGGTGGGAGTACGGCAAGGTGGCCGAGCGGCTCAAGCAGCTCGTCGAGGTGCAGCGTGGCCCGGACATCGCGTTCCAGCCGCGGCTGACGCCTGACGGGCTGGGCCTCGAGTGGGTGATGCGCACCGGCACGGACAACGACCCGCTGCTGCACCAGGTCGGCGCCGACTGGCAGTGGGACCGCGGCGCCGTACGTAGCCCGCTCCGGCTGCTGTCGGTCAAGCGCGACCCGTCCAAGATGGCGTTCCGGCAGATCATCACGGGCGACGGCATGGAGGACGACCGGCCGATCTCGCTCGCGCAGGACCTGACCCCGACGACCGACGGCATGCCGCTGCTGGAGAGCGTGGAGTCCACGAACGCGACCGACCAGGCCACCCTCGATGGGTACTCGTCCGCGTACCTGCAGGCGGCGCGGCGACCGTGGCAGACCTGGGCTCTCGCGACCGACCAGTCCTCCCCCGAGGTCGGCCTGTACCGGCCGGGCGATTGGGCCACGGTCCACATCCCGCAGGGCCACATCTACCTCACGGCGGGGGAGTACCGGACCCGGATCCTCGAGGTCTCTGGCGGCCTGGACAGCAAGGTCAATCTCCAGCTCGCACCCACATTGGAGAACCGATGAGCGACACCGACGGGTGGAAGGGCCGGCAGCACCCACCGCCGGGGAGCATGGGCTGGCTCGCCGCCCAGCTCCGCACCCTGCAGGCCAGGATCCGGGCACTGGAGAACTCGGCGCCGCTGCGGTCGGCGTCGATCAGCGCGGGCGACCTGACCATCAAGGACGGCGGCAACGTCGTCGTCCAGGACGGCGGCAACCTGCACATCCAGGACGGCGGCGACGTCGTCGTCGAGGGCGGCACGTTCCGTGCGGAACATGCCGACGGCACCCCGGGCGCCGCGTTCGGCCCGCTGTGGCTTGACTCCGATCCCGACGTCATCGAGTCCGTCGGCCTGCTCGTCCAGGCCGACCTCGCCGACGCGAACCGCGATGTGTTCCGCGCCAAGACCGTGCTCGCCTCAGGGTCGAAAGAGGTGTACATCGGGCAGGCCGACAACGACGGCGAGGTGGACTGGTTCGGCGTCTGGTCCAAGGACGTCGACATCCGCAGCACCGGGCAGGTCGAGATCGGCAGCGCCATCGGCGAGGTGTTCATCCACACCGGGCAGACCAGCGAGTCCGCGAACGCGTACATCTCCAACACGACCGGCTACACCGCGCGCATCGGATCCTCACTGCGGTACAAGCAGGACGTCGAGCCCCTCGACCTGGGCGCCCTCACGGCCGACGAGATCGTCGACGCCCTGCAGGGCTACACCTGGCGCGACAAGGCCCAGGTCGAGGCCGACCCCGACACCACCCGCCGCATCCCCGGCCACATCGCCGAATACCTGCACGAAGCCGGCCTCGGGATCTTCGTCGGGTACGACGACCAGGACCGCCCCGACAGCGTCACCTACGACCGCGTCACCGGCGCGCTCGCCCAGGCACTGCGCACCACCCGCGACGAGGCCGCCCAGCTGCGCGACACCGTCACCGCACAGGGCAAGGCGATCGCCACCCTGACCGACCGACTCGACGCCCTGGAGGCATGAGATGGCACAGTCCCGCTCGATCGTCCGGCCCGCCGGCGACCCCCTGATCGGCACATCCCCGACCGAGCTGCGCCAGGCGCTCGCTGCCGGATTCGCTCGAGCTGACGCCAGCGCGTTCGGTGTCCGCCCGGGGGTTCTGTGGGGTGGCGCTGTCTCCGGCACCGCAGGCTGGTCCTACAACGTCGCGCCCGCCGGTCTGGTCATGTCCCGCGGCGCGGTGCAGGGCGCCTACCCGGCCGCGATCACTGGAGTGCAGGCCGTGCCCACCGACCCCGCACCCGGCTCGGGAAGCCGGATCGACATCGTGTACGGCCTGCAGCCCGACGTCGACCTCGGCGACACCGGCAACACGCCGGTGATCGACGTCGCGATCGGCGTCGCTGCCGGATCTCCGGCCGCACCAGCACTTCCCCCCGGCGCCCTCGAGCTCGGACGCGCAACCATCAGCTCGGCCATGGCACAGACCCTCGACGCGACGGTCGCGTCCACCGCACCGATCACGACCGCCGCCGGCGGCATGTACGAGGTGCCATCCTTCTCGGCACTGTCCCGGGTCGTCGCACCGCAGAACCTCGACGTCGCACGCGTCGGGACCAATGCCCTCTACGTCTACCAGAGCGGCGCCTGGCGGACGATCTGGCAGGCACCCGGCGGTGTCGCCCGCCGCCAGACTTTCACCGGGGCCTCGGCGTTCGTCGGCGCCACGGGCGTCACGTTCAGCAAGCGGCTCGCGATCGTCGACCACGGCACCGACGGCAGCCGCACCGTGCACCTGGCCCTCGAGGCCAGCGCAGCCCCCTACGTCACCGGCGTGTCCACCGCGGTCTGGGGGAGCGTCGCCGCCGGGGTCCCGGCTCCCGACTCAGACGCCGGGGCGATGTTCATCCACAACTCGAACATGGGCTTGGGCATCGTGGCACCCTCCCGCGTCCTGCAGATGCAGTGGGGGACCTTCAACTCGTCCGGCACCACCAACCTCCGCGCGACCGCCAGCTACCCGGTCGCCGCCCCCTGACCCCCGCCCGCACCCGAAGGGAAAACCCGCACCCATGCTTGACACCACACCCGAGCACCCGTACGCCGCCGGCGTCATCCGCTTCCCCGCCACCGGCCCGGAGTGGTACGCCAACTCCAGCCACATCACGCGGGGGTTCGACACGAGCATCCCGCCGGAGATCGTCAGCAGCGGGCGCCTGTACGTCAGGCTCCTCACGTCGATGCCCGTCTCGTTCGCGACCGCATCGCCCGACGAGACGTTCGCTGAGCGCGGCATCACCGTCGGGATCTCCGGTGCCGTCAGCGGCTGCAACATCGGCCTGTCTGTGCCCGGCCACCGTGACGGCCCCGTGCGCCGCCGCCTGCAGCTGGACGACCCCGACGAGTACGCCCTGGTGGCCAGCGACCTCGCCAACCTCTGGCTCTACCTCGCCCGCGTCCCGACCGCCTGACCCACCCGCCGAGGCCCGGATCCTGACAGGTTCGGGCCTTCGCCATACCCGCACCCGAAAGAGGCGCCATGCCCGACCTCACCCTCGCCGCGGCCGCCGTGCCCGACGCCGCCACCATCAACTCCTGGCCGGCGCTCGCTGCCTACGCCGTCGGTGCGCTGGCGCTCGGGTACAGCCAGTGGCGTCAGAGCCGCGCGACGAAGGACGTGAAGCACCAGGTGACCAATAACGGCGGCGGATCGATGAAGGACGCGGTCGACCGCACAGAGGAGCTCATCACCAAGCACATCGACGGCGAACCCGCCCGCCGCTGGCGCGCCCGGGGCGAGGCTGCCGGCTTCGCAGCACTGGCCGCCGTCGTGTCGGTAGCCGTGACCCTGTCCAAGATCCGGAGGCATTGACCCATGACCGAAGACATCCGTTCCCGCCACAGCTGGGGCGCCCGCTACCCCGACGGTGACCTGACCCTGTCCGGCCTCGCCCTCGAGGTGTTCGTGCACCACTCGGTGACGACGCAGCTCTCCCCGGGCGCGAGCGTCGCGGCCGAGGAACAGGAGATGCGCCAGCTCGAGGCAGTCGGGCAGTCCCGGTTCAGTTCCGGGATCTCGTACAACGTGGTGATCTTCCCGTCCGGCCGCGCGTACCAGGGTGTGAGCTTCCACCGCCGCGGCACCCACACGGGCGGTCGCAACAGCAAGGCGCGGTCGATCTGCCTCGCCGGCAACTACGAGACGCACAAGCCCACCGACGCACAGATCGCGACGGCGCACGCGATCTACGACGACGGCCAGGGCAAGTGGTGGCGCACCCGTGCACCGCTGCGTGGCCACCGTGACGTGTCGCAGACCGCGTGCCCCGGCCGGCACCTGTACTCCCGGATCGACGACATCCGCGACGGCGGCAAGCTGGTGAGCAACCCGAAGCCGACCGCACCCAAGCCCGGCCCGAAGCCCGGCGGCGGCGGCCTGGTCGTCGACGGCCGGTGGGGCAGCTCCACCACGTGGGCCCTGCAGGACGAGCTCGGCACACCGGCCGACGGCCGCGTGTCCTCGCAGGCCCTGCGCTGGCGTGACGACAACCCCGGCCTGACCACGGGCTGGGACTGGACACGCGACCCCCGCGGCTCGCAGGTCATCACCGCACTGCAGGCCCGCATCGGCGCCGAGCGTGACGGCGTCCTCGGGCCCGACAGCATCCGCCGCCTGCAGCGCCACCTCGGCGTGATCGCCGTCGACGGCGAGATCTGGAACCCGTCCGCCACCGTCAAGGCGCTCCAGCGCCGCCTGAACGCCGGGCGCATCTGACCCGCCCGCATCGGTAGTAGCGGGAGTCGCGCGCGACTACCGCTACTACTAGCCCGCGCGCCCCGCGCCACACCTGACAAAAGGAGCACCATGACCACCACCCAGCAGGCGCACCCTGCCCGCGCCGCCGCCCGTACGTTCGTGCAGTCCTGGCTTCCGCAGATCGCGGTCGGCCTGGTCCTTGTACCGCTCGTCGTGGGCGCGGTCACCGACACGGCCGCCGAGTACGGCATCCTCCTGCCCGACTGGCTGGGCCTCGCGCTGGCCGGCGTCGTCACCGGGTGCGCCGCGCTGTCTGCGCTCCTGGCCCGCCTCATGGCGATCCCCGGCGTAGACGCGTTCCTCGAGCGCTTCCGCCTCGGGTCCGCGCCGCGGCGTGTCAGTCGCTCGGAGTAGCCTGACCCCGACACTCGCCCAAGAGGTCGAAAAAGAGCCCCCCACCGCCTCGAGCGGTGGGGGGCTCTTGCCTTGCCTGGGGTCAGTCGCGGTCGGTGACGTCGCGCCAGAGCACGGTGACGCGGAGGGCCATCTCGCCGGCGGGTCCGCCGTCCCAGGTGTCCTCGCCAGCGACGATCCGGCGGGCGAGCTCGCGGGCGGCGTCCGGGTCGCCGTCCGGGTCGTCGTCCGGGTCGTCGTCGGCGAGTCCCTCCAGCCACTCCGCGAGGTTTGCGGCCTGGACGACATCGCCGAGCGGCCCTTCCCAGCTACCCCCCTCGACCTCGCCGTCCTGGGCGATCCACACGCGCGTGCAGGGCACGCCCAGGTGGCGGTGTAGCTCGATGACGGCCGGCAGGTCAGTGCCCGACCTGAAGTCCTCGCGCGCCTGATCGAGCGTCGTCCCCTTCAGGCCGCGCGTATCGTCCGGCAGGCCCTCGACCTCGTCGGGATAGCAGACGACGACACCGGGCACGTCGTGGACGGCGCGTGCGACGACGTGGCGCCACCACGGCGCGCCGAAGCGGGCGACGTCGGGCCGGTCGGCCGGCATGTCCTCCGTGTCGCGGTAGACGACCACGACTGCGTCTCGCGCGGACTCCAGCTCGGTGATCAGCTGCCCGACGGCGTCAGTTGTCACGGCCTCGATGGACTCGATCTCCTGGCGGACGCGCTCCGGGACACGCTCGCGACCGGTCTCCCAGCGGCGCACGGAGTCTGGGCGCACCTCGAGCAGGCGCGCGAGGGTGACGGTGGACAGGCCGAGCCACTCGCGGATCACGCGCAGCTCACCAGCGGGCATGTGGGACATGAAACTCCTTCGGGGATTGAATCCATTCAACGGACCGACCGGACTAGCCCCCGCCTCCGGAGAGGCAGGGGCGGTCCTCACCGGCGCCCGAGCCTGACCGCCAGCAGGTGGACGTTCTCGCCGCCCATGCGGAGCGCGGCGGCCCGGTCGGCCGGCGTCAGGGTCTTCTGGTTGAACTCCGGGATGATCATCACGGCCGGCTCGCGGGCCATCTCCAGGAGGGCCGCGTCCAGGTTGGCGCGGGGCACGTCGGCCAGTGCAGCGCGCAGCCGGGCCAGGCCGACCCAGGCGCCCGGCTCGCAGGCGAGGCTCTCGTAGGTGGCGCGGATGTCTCCGACCAGCTCGGCACGGCGCTCGGCGCGGTACTGCTCGATCTCCTGGGCCTCAGTGCGGGCGATGTCGGTCATGGTGGCCTCCTGGCCTCATGGTCCGGGGCTGTTCCCCTTGACCTGATGCCTCAACCCTACCCCACGCGACGTGGGGTAGCAAGGCCGGAACGAGATTGACCGGGTGAATACAGGTGTTCGATTAATGAATGGATTCAATCCGTCGCCCGATCAGTGAGCCCGGCGCAAAACGCGCGTTCGCTCAGACCCGCTCGCTCCGCGCCCGCGCGAGCTCCTCAGCGAGGCTGTCGGCCTGGACCGCCAGGCGCTCGGCGTGGGCGCGGAGAGTGGCCGGGACGACGCGGGCGTAGGCGCGCATCTCGTCGCCGAGGTGGCTGGCTGCAGGGTTGTCGCTCATGGCCTGATGATGCCGCGCCCGATGTACTAATTGACAGGGTGCGGCGGGGTGAACAACGCGCGCCCGGAGTCAGCCCAGCAGCGACAGCAGGGCGCGCGCGGCGCCGTCGTCGTCGATGGTGCCGGTGACGTGGTCGGCGGCCGCGATCACGAACGCCGGGGCGTGTGCCATCGCCCAGCCGTGAGCGGCCCAGCGCAGCATCTCGACGTCGTTCTCGGAGTCGCCGACCGCGCTCGTGTCGCCCGGCTCGACGCCGAGCTCGGTGCGCACCTTCTCCAGTGCGCTCGCCTTGGAGATCCCGCCGGCGGTGACGTCGACCCAGTCGCTGCGCGTGCGGATCGCCGTCAGCCCGAGCGCCTGCAGCGGCCACACGAGCCGGTACGCGTCGGGCCCGTAGAAGGCCAGCCGCGGCGTGGGGCGCGCCCACAGCTGCTCGAGGCCGGTGACGCTGTGCTGCTGGCCGTTCAGCTGCCCGTCGGGGAACGGGATGTTGACGCGGTAGCCGGCGCCGACGACCTCGGCCGCGATCCGCACGCCGGGCGTGGCCGCGACGGCAACTCTGATCGCCGCCTCGGCGTCGACGTCGTGCTGCTCGGTGACCTGGTAGCGATAGCCGACCAGGTGCGCGGTGACCGCACCGTTGGACGAGGCGATCCACACGTCGTCGAGGCCGAGCTGCAGGGCGACGGGCAGCGCGCCGACCAGGCCGCGCCCGGTCGCGAGCACGATATGGTGCCCGGCGGCGCGGACGGCGGCGCTCGCGGCGACTACGGCGTCGGTGGCGGGGCACCCGGTGCGCACGAGGGTGCCGTCGATGTCGCAGGCGATGAGACGGGGCGCCGTTGAAAACGAAGCGTGGGTTGTCATGTCAGGACGGTAAAGACTTTCACTGTCGGCAAGGGGGACAGGTTGTCCCCCCTAGGCTCACGCCGAGGTTCGGACGTACGCTGGAAATGTCGCCCCTACACCAGGGAGTACCCATGACGGACCTACCCGAAGGAATGACAACCGGCGAGCGGATCCGAGTATTGCGAGAGCGGCGAGGGTTGTCGCGCGCTGTGCTTGCGGGTCTCGTCGGCCGGTCGCCGGACTGGCTCAAGAAGATCGAGACCGGGACTCGCGACCTGACGTCCATCACGCACCTTGTGAGGCTCGCGAATGCCTTGCGTGTACCCGACGTCGCCATGCTGACCGGCGGGGATCTGAGCATTCCCGCTCGCGACGTCGGCAAGTTCTCGCACGGCGCTGTGCCGGACATCCGGGCCGCGATGCACTCCGTCTCATTCGTCGGCCCGGTAGCGCTCGGGGCTGTGGGCCCTGACGTGCTCCGAGGGCGCGTCGATGGCGCCTGGCGGCTCTGGCATACCAGTGCCCACCAGCGAACCGAGGTCGGGACGCAGCTGCCCGCCCTCATCCGGGACGCGCACGGGTGCATCAAGGCCCACCACGGCAAGGAGCGGCGGGCCGCCCACGCTGCTACGGCCGACCTGTACCGGCTCGTTCAGCGGCTCCTGGCCCACATCAGCGAGCCCGAGCTGTACTGGCTGGCCCTCGATCGCGGACGCAGCCACAGCGAAGAGGCGGACGACCCCGTAGCGCTCGCGCTGGCAGCGTGGTCCACGGCCATCGGGCAGCGCGCCGGAGGATTCACCGACGAGGCCGTCCTGACCGACGAGGCCGGCATGGCACTCCTGCGTGACCGGCTGGAGGGTGGGTCCGCCGAGGTTCTGGGCGTCTACGGTGCCCTGCAGCTACAGGCGGCCATCTCTACCGGCTTGGACGGGCGCTCGGGCGATGCCGAGCGTTACCTGGCCGAGGCCGACCGCACGGCGCAGCGACTTCCGGCCGGCTACACCCACATGGCCTCGGCGTTCGACGCGTCCAACGTCGCGATCCATGGTGTCGGGGTCGGCGTCGGATTGCTGACGCCCAGCGAGGCACTGCGCCGATCCGAGTCCATAGACCTCGAGCGGATCGGCTCCCTTGAGCGCCGGTCGCGCCTGCTGCTGGACATCGCGTCTGGGCACCAGCAGAAGCGCGAGACGGCAGCCGCCGTGCAGTACCTCGGGCAGGCATACCGCGTGAGCCCCGAGGGAGTCCGCTACGTGCCGACGGCGAGGTCACTCGCCGTGCAGCTCGCGAGGTCGGCCACTGGACCGCTGAGGCGTGAAGCGGTCGAGCTCGCGGAGGCCATCGGCGTAGCGGCATAG